TCTTTATACCAATGCCATCTGCCATTAACAAATTGACTAGAATATCCAAAGTCAGAAGCTAATTGTTGAAAGGAAGTTTCTCCAGGAATCCAAAAATCCTCTATAGGATTTATGCCATAAGGGTCGTGCATTCTAAAATTAGCTCCAATAGTAAAGTCAAAATTACCTTTTTTTATTCTATATCTAGAATCTATTGAATTGTACCTTAAATCTACTCGTTGATTGTCAGTATATTGTATTTTAGTTACGCATCTGTTTCCAAGATATCTAAGCCAAAAGTTCTGTTCAGTAAACTTATCGGAACGATTACGTATAAATGAATAATTAAGCAGATACTCCCAACCATTAGAATTACCAATAGTAACATTATCTGCAACAGCTTTTTCAGTTCCATAATACCACGTTTTTACTTTATACTCATAATCAAATCTAGCAATCTTACGAATACCAATAGTTAGGTTATAGTCGTAAGGATTTACTTGTGTTATATCTTCATATCCTTTAGCGATTGCTTGATAATCTTCTGCTTCAATCATAGAAGTATTCATACTCATAGAAGTATAAAATGTAGAATATTTAAAAAAGCCACCTTGACTAAAGGTTAAAAAAGGTAATAATAAAAATAGATATTTAATCATAGTTTTATAATTGTATAAGCTATATAAACAACAGCAGTAAAATCTCCTGCTATTACTGCGTCAACTGCTATTTTAACAGGTTGATTTTCTGCTACTGTATTTTGCACAAATCCAGCACTTGGACGACTGGTCATATTAGCGGTTTTGTTCCACATCCAATTCTCAATTCTCAATATCTCATTAGCAAAAACTGCTGGAGTTCCATAAGCTATTAGACCTGCCCTTCTAAGTGTTTGTGTGACTGAACCATACGTATTATTAACTAATACGCTATGAACCATAATAGCAAAACCACTACCTGGAGCAGCCATTAACTCTATAGGAGTAGTATGTAATGCTTGTATCTGTGCAGAAGATAGAGAAACTGACTCTACAGCTATAACATTTCTAGCTTCTATTTTTTTACTTGTTCCTGATGCTGACCCAGTTGTATCTGAGGCATCTACCACCATTAATAAATCATCCTTTGCAGGTTGTTGTGCTAATGCTGATTTGGCGGTTAATCTTTGACTTGCCATTATTTAATTTTTTAATATAATTTTTTAACTTTTTAAAATTCTCCAAGCTACTTGGATATGTTCTTCTTTTAACAGCCATAAATCTTAATTCCTGCTAGTTGAAAATAATTCTTCATTCTATTACTTATTGGTGCTACATCAAGATTCATTCCTGCGTAGTAATTTCTTGTAGTAGGCGACATTTCTCCTGCATCATTATTACTAGCATATTCAGGGAATGTACTACTGCCTTTGTCTGTTAAGTAATCTATTAATCTTTGTCTATAAAACTGAGCAGCATCCGTAGCTGTATCCATTAAAGGTTTTATATCGTCATAAGTAGCACTAGAAGATTGTTCTGTTGCTCCCATTACTACAACTGCATTATTAACAAAACGTAACCTTAAATAAGGTGCTAGTTGAGAAAATGAAAATTGAACTAATGCAGGTTGTATATATGTTTCCATTAAGGTCTTATAATCGCCTGTAAGAGTACCTCCATTTATTTTAGTTTTAAGAACTTCATATAAATCAGTTCCAAGAACAGGTAATATGTTCATATCCTGTGCTAGTAAAATATAAGGCATTATAAGGTTGTCATCTACTGAGCCACCTAAAGCCGTATCTTTTTTTAATCTTGTTGCTGATATAAATAATGTATGTTGTATTGCCATATTTAAACGTCTTTAGCTTTTGAATAATCTAGTGATTTGGTCTTACCTCTATTGTCTTTAACTACTGCCTTAGTTTTTAAAGATTGATACGCCTGTGTTACAGGTTCTGCACCTTTTCCTGAAACATCCATAACAAAATCAAACTCTACTGTATCAATAGGATCAAATCCTGAACGCCTTGCTGTATCATTATAATAAACTTCTGCATAAGCAGTAGCTGAGGTTGTTTTTCTTACGTTATAAACTATTTTATATATACGGTGATATGCTTCTTTAGATTCTACACCGTGTGAACTTGTATATGCTATTTCTAATGCCATAATTTTAATTTATTTTACTCCTGGATAATGTCCCCTATTAGGCATATTCTCAGGTGCTGTTACTGCGTCTTTAATTCCTCTTGGTCTTGGTGTGTATGATTTAGGTATGCTATCTGTTTTTTTGTAGTCATCCATGCTATCAGCATCTTTTAATTCTGTTCCTTCTTTTAATCTATATAAAATTACCTTCCAAGCATGTCTACAATATACGCCACCTTTAAATCTAAACAAGTCATAAGGTCTACCCTTGTGTCCTAGTTGTCTATTAACACCTTCTCGACTTGCTTTATCAATATCTTCTATTCTATATACAAATCCTGCTTTAGCTAATCGCATCATATTCTTACAAAAATCTCTAGTAGATTTACTAGGTTTTCTACTCTTTTTAATATACTTAAAACGTACTCTATAATATGATTTATCTAATGAACTAGGTCTATCTTCTTTACTAATTATTTCGTCTGCAAATTCCTTTTTATCTGTTTTTTTAATAAGGTCATCTGCCCATCCTTCATAATCATCTATTACACCTTCGTCTTGCTCGTCAACTATTTCCCATATATTCTCATCTATTTGTTCTCCTTCTAATTCCTCAAATACTAAATTTAAATCATCATCTGACATTTCTACTAAGTCCTCAGTATTTATATCTTCTTTTGTAACTCCTTCTTTTTCTTGGTCTTCTTCTGATTGTGTCTTAGTAACTTCTAAATCAATGAAATCAGCAGGTTTAAGCGATTTAAAGAACAAATCAAGGTTTATGTCATTAACTCTAAATATCTTCTCTAAACCCTTTAAAAGCGTGTTTTGGAAGGGAATAACGACAGTATTTGTAAATAAACTAAATGCGTCACGCAATTCGTCAGCATTATTACCTAATCCGCCACCCTCTGCTCGTATTCCAAAAAGTATTGGACTTGTAACTCTATGTCCTGCTAAGATTTGATTAACGGCTTGTTTACTCATACCTTCCCAAGCTGACTGAGCGTCATTCATTTGGATAGGTTCTATGACAGGTGCAGTTTCTTTGCCATCATTAAAAGTGATAAGGATTTTACCTGCATTACCACTACCTGCAAATTTAGCGTTTAATTGTCTTTCTATAGTTCTTCTTTCTTCTTCAGTAGGTATACCGTTAGAGAACCCAACGTGCATACTAGGAGTCATTCCTGACGTTATATTAGATAAATGAAACTGAGCAATCTCTAGTTCCATCTGAATCCAATCAGTAGCAGCTACATAATCAGGAGCAAAGCCATAGAATAAAGCAGGGTTTTTATCTCTAATCATTAGAATCTGACTAGCTTGTGTTCTATCTGATGTATTAAATGCAGGATATGCTCTTGGCTTATATTCTGCTTTTCTTGTTTTAGACCAATCAGCAGAGTAGTAGTAATGTCTTATTTCTCCGTCTATCATTTTACCACTACGGATATATTGAGCAGGGATATGTAACATTTTAGCTATCTTACTTCTATCCCTAGACCAAATGACATTAACATAACACCCACCGAATAGTTTTAGATCCATTGCTAGGTCTTTTAATACATCATCATCAGAATTATGTAAAAGCTCTGTAAGTCGTAAATAAGATTCTTTTGTGTCTGTGGTTTCATCTGCATTAGTAGCAGCTAATCCCTCGCCATATATCATAGCACCTATTGACTTAACTAAAGCACCATTAATAGCACTTCCTAAGAATAGGTCTAGTAGATAGTTAGGGTATAAGTTGTCTTGTCCAAAATTTACCCAATCATTCTTAGTATCTTCTATTAAATGTGGGATATTATAATGGCTTAATTTTACTAAATCTAAATTCATAATTATATTGTTACATAAACGCTTTCTGTGTCTGCGTCATTAGTTGTGTATTCTGAGTATGTTACTGACTCTCTATTTGTTCCACCTCTTACATTAAATAATCCTGTAAATAATTTTGTTAATCCTGACTTATCAAGATTAGAAGCAGAAGAATTATTATATATTTCTAAATCATAAAATCCTAAAGGATAATCAGTATCTCCTATAAAT